ATCGTGAGCGGCTGGCCCTCGCGGGTCATGCGCTCGGCGCAGGCTTGGAGCACATACGCCTGGACGCTCTGCCCGGCGGCTTTTGCGGCGGCACGGATGGCGTTGCCGACGGGCTTGACGGGCCGGGCACTGATGCGGTCGCATTTGGCGTTGTAGATGTCGTTGTTGCGGCGCTTGCTTTCGGGAATGGGCACGGTCATTCCTCCTTTTCGTGGTAGTCCGTCAGGTCGATCATGTTGATCGTCGGCGGCGGGGGCGTGAGCTTGTAGAAATGGCCGTTTTCGTAGTGCTGGTCGGTCACGCCGTCGTACCAGCAAATATCCCCGTGGAGCGCCTGCGCGGCCTCCATGCGGGTTTGTGCCTGCTGATCGGTCAGGCCGTCGAAGGTGAGGCGCTGGCCGTCGGCGAACTGGGCCACGAGACGGTAAGCGGGGAAAATGTCGGCGTTTTGGTCCATGGGAGCCTCCTTTGGATTTGGGTGCATTATAACACGCTGGCGTGTAGAAGTCTATGGGTTATTTTGTGTTGGAGCGGGATTTGAGCGCGGCGCGGGCGGTTTTGTAGTCGGGGAATACCTCGGCGGCGGGAAACTCTTTCATGCCGCAGTTCCATTTTGGGCGCGGGGTCTTGCGGAGATAGATGGTCTCGCCGCCGTCGTGTTCCAAATACCATTTTTCCAGTGTTCCGTCGAGGTTGATCGTGTATCTTGTGGGGGCTGTGGTCGTGGTCATGTTGTGTCCTTTCTCCCCGTATGCCCGATAGGACAGACGTTTTGTTATCCGGCGTAGGCAAGCTGTTCTTTCAGGTGCTCGATCTCGTGCTGCCAGGCCGGGGCCATGGGGCTGTCGGGGAAACGGTCAAGCGCTTCGTAAAGCTCGTCGAGGCGGGTGATGATGGCGTTCTCGCTGGGGATGTTCCATTCCATTTTGTGCTCCTTCTGCCCTCGTGACCTCCGGGGCGGGATTTGGTTTGTTATTCGGTAAGGCCCAGGGCACGGCGGGCGGCGGCTTCGGCGTTGGGGGTAAGCTGGCGCTGCCATGCGCTGTACCGGGGGGACCAGCGGAAGCTGTTTTGTTTCAGCGCGGCGCGGGTGTCCTCGTCGGGCTTTTCGTCAAAGAGGATTTGGAGCCGGTCCGCTTCCAAGTTGCGGACGATCTCACCGCCGGGGAACTTTGTACTGTCGGCGGGCTGTTCGGCCTGCTGGGCGCGCTTGTCCAGCTCGTCGAGGCGGGCCTGGACCCGCTTGATCTTGCCGCGAAGGCTGGTCAATTCGTAGTCGGGGACGGGAGACTTGACCCAGGGGCAGCGTTCCTTCGTGTCGGCAAAGCTGGCGGTGAGCTTGGCGGCGGCCTCGGCGGTCAGGCCGGGGAAGCCATCGAAGGATTTGTGTTTGCGGTAGTAGGCGTTCAGGGCCTTGCTTTCGTCGAGTTTGTTTTGGAGCTTTTGGAGCTGGTCGGCGAGCATTTCGCGGGCGTGAGGGTCGGCCAGATCGACCGTGCCGGAGCCGACGGCCTCGATCTTGTTCAAGATGGCCTTGATCTCGTCGTACTCGTTCCAGAGGGTGCCTTCACGGGACATCTGCTTTTCGTGCTTGCGCATATTGTAGCCACTCGCGCCGGAAATGAACTGGCTGGGGTAGCTGGCCTGGTTGCGGTTGTAGTCGTTCATCCACTGGGCCAGGCGGAGGGCGTAGCGGTCCAGCAGAGCGTCGAGCTTGTCGTGGTAGAAGGGGCTGACGCGGGCCTTTTTGGCCTCCACCAGGGCGGCGGCCTTGTCCACGGCGCGCCGGTATTCCGCCGTGGCGCTGCCGGGCTTGTAGTCGCTCATGTGGACGCAGTAGTGAGCGTTGCGGGCCGTCTCCTCGTTGATCTCGTAGTAGCGGGCGGCGGGCGCGGGCGCTTCGGCGGTCTGCGGGCCGATCATGCTTGTTTGTTCGTACATTTTGTGGTCCTCCTGTGTTTTGGTTTGGGGTTTTGCTCATGGGGTCGGGTCGCTTTGTTGCCCGGTGCGGCCCGCGAAGGTGTCCGGCGGCGGGGTCAGATCGTGCCCCATGGGGCGTCGTCGTAGTCGGCGGTGTTGGAAACGAGGAAATGTGTGTAGACGCGGGAGAAGTCGATCAGGGCCAGGAGCAGCGGGTCTTTTCTGGTGGCGTCCTCGCTGGCTTGGTATATCTCGCAGTCGATCAGCTTGGCGAGCTTGTAGTGCCAGGGCAACAGCTTTTCGTGCTGGTCCTCGCGCTCCCGCTCCTGTACCAGCGGCGGAACGCTGGGCATCTCCGGCGGCGTGGTGTCGGCATCGGTTTTGTAGCGCCCGGCATAGGCGCGGCTGTTCAGGTCGTACAGGCGGCGGAAGATCAGGCCGGAGCAGTAGAAGCCGTAGCGGTCGCGGCAGTCGCTCAGGGCTTTGTAAAGGCTGTCGGGAGCGTCGAAGCCGAAGCGGTTGAAGCCGCTGTTGAGGATGTATTCCAGGGCGTTCGCGGTGGCGGCGTGGGTCTGGTCGGACATGATGAAGCAAGACATTTTGTGTACCTCCGTTTTGTGGTTTTGGTTAGTGGGTGGGGCACTGGAACAGGACGCAAAGATCAGCCTTGCGGGCGATCTCGTTGATGCGCTGGGCGGTCGTGCTGCCGAGGGAAAAGACGGCGATAAAATTCACGTGGCAGTCGTCCGGGGTGAAGATCGGCTTGCACTCAACGCCCAGGGCGCGAAGATGCGTTGTGATGTTGGCGGCCTCCGTGACCTCGTGCAGCGCGTCGGCGTAGCACTCGCGGTAAAGGTCCACGCCGTATTTGTCGCGGATGGCGTCGAGCTGGTCCACGTCGAAAAGCTCGGTGAACGGCTCGTATTTGTGCGGGGTGGACAGGTGCGCGGCGATGATCTCGTTTCTGCAAGACCAGTATCCGGCGGTTTTCATTTTGTGTTCCTCCTGTGTTTTGGTTTTGGTGTTACCCATGAGCGCCCGCCCCGGTGGGGGCGGCTGGACTTGCACCAGCGGCGGCGGATGCCGTCGGCCTTGCGGGTTTTGGGTCAGGCGACGCGGAAATAATAGGCGTTCTTCTTGCCGCTCCACTTGCCGCCTGCGGCCTCGATCTCTTTTTCGTGGGGCTTTGTGTCTCCGGCGAGCCAGACCACCGGCGCGGCGGTCGTTGCGCCCTTGATGGTGGCGGTCAGGCCGTCCACCTCGGCCCAGCGGGCCGCGATGATTTCGGCGGCGGTTTTGGGTTCGGGCTTCTGCTCGGCGGGCTGTTCCGTCTTGGTTTCGTGCAGCTCGGCCAGCTTGGCTTTCAGCTCGTCGATCTCGTTGGCTGCCCGGTACAGATCGCCGCGCAGGGCGGCGGCTTCTTCCTGGGCCTGGGCCAGCTCGGCGCGGAGCTTGTCGGCCTCGCCGGTTTTGGTGTTGTCCTCGGCGGCCTCGGTGAAAAATGCCTTGATGGCGCGGGCTGCGTTCGGCTCGGCCTTAATGGGCATGACCACGGCGAACGGCTCGTCGTTGACATAGGCGACGGCGGCGGAGATCGCGGACGTGGTGCGGAGCTGGGCGGCGGGGTGAAGCGCGTCAATGAACTTTGTGTCATAGATCGCGGCGAAATCGGCGGCGGCGTTGTAGTAGCAGGCGGCGGGGGCCTTCTTCGCCTGGACCGTGAACGGGGCGCGGGCCAGCGGCTCGGCGTCGGCGGCGGTGCGGACGGTATCGGCGAACAGTTTGACCAGATCGAGCTTGTGCGCCTCGTCCTCGTGCTTGCCGTCCTTGTCGAACATCCACGCGCCCGGCTCGCAGCAGGTCAACGGCTGGACCGTGGCGGCGTACTCCGGCGCGTTCATGGTGCAGAGAAGAAAACCGTTGCAAATGTAGATCGTGCCGTCCTCGGAGACCTGGCACAAGATACGCTCGGAGCCTTTCAGGGCCTTCGCGGTGTTGGTGGTGTAACGTCCGGTAAACTTTTTCATGGGGTGTTCCTCCTGTTGTGTTGTTTTGGGGTTTGCTGTATGGGGCTGGGTTGCTTTGTGCGGTGCAGCCCTGCTAAAGTGTCCGCTTGTGCTGGGTCAACGCTTGGACTTCTCGACCTGCAAGGCGTGGAAAAGATGGGCCTTCGTCATGTAGAAATGCGGGTCAGTTTCGGGGGCGTCCTTGCCGTCAGCCTCGGCGGCCTCACGGGCGGCCTTGCCGGGCTTGTCGGTATACTTCCAAAGCTGGCAGGTCAGCGCGGCGTGCTGGCCCTTCTTCACGCTGTACCCCATGCGCTTCCACTCGGCGAAGGTGTGGAACGTGTCGGCGGCCAGCATGGCGGAGAAGATGTTCTCGGCGCTCTCGGCGCTGCCCTCGTCAACGGTGATAGTGACGGCGGCGCGGCGGGCGGCGATCTGCTCGGCGGTGTAGGTGGCCTGCACCAGCTCGGCGAGCTGGGCGGGGGTGAAGGTGTTGCGGACGGTCTCGAAGATGATCTCGTTGTTAGTCATGGCGTTTTTCCTTTCCGGCCTGTTCGGCCTTTACACGGTGTCGTGTTGTTTGCTGTGGCTCGAATGTAACACGGTGCCGTGTATTTGTCAAGCGGTTTTTTTCGGCGGCTGGGTGTTCCCCCTACGGGGGAAATTTTTTTCAGCGGCCCCGGCGGCGTTGCTTTTTCCGTGCGGGTGTGCTATGCTTTACCCGTGGCCGGACGGCGGCGAACTCGCCGCCCGTGCCGGATTGTTAAGCGTCGGGGGATGTCGTGGAGGACTGGCCCCCGGCGCTTTACTTGTTCAGCCGCTCGCGGAGCTTTTCGCGGAACTCCTCGATGGTCTTGCACTCGTCAGCGAGTATCAAGAGCCGGAGCCGTTCGGCCTCCTGGGCCTGCTGTACAAGCAATTCGCCTGTGTTCGGCGTGGTCATGTTCACCTCCCCTTTCTGGTCGCCGCTGGCGGCGGTTCGCTGGGCGGTGGCCGCTGGGCCGTCCGCTTGCCCCGGATGATAGCGGCGATTTTTTGCGCCGTCAATAGGCCGAAATCCCTTCCCACGGCCCCCCTTTAGGGGGCCTGGGAATTATTTTTGCACAAAAATCCGTGGCGGTTTTCTGTGCAGATTGCACAGGCTGGGGGACTATAGGGGGCATATTAGCATAGCTTACCAGGAGACGAGACCGGGCGCGGTAAATACCCTCGGCGGCGGGCCGTGGCCGTTTTCGGCGGGCCGTCCGGCGATGGCGGAGCCGGGGCGCGGCGGCATGATGGGCAGGCCCTCACCGGAGCCGGGGCCAGCCGTGGCGGCGTGGGCCGTGTGTGCCTGCTGGGATAGCTGACCGGCGGCGGAGCATACCGGCCCGGCGCAGGCCGGAGCCGCCAGCCGATGAACAGCGCCAGCACCAACGCCAGCGAGCCAAGCAAACGCGCCCGCCCATGCGCAAGGCAGGCAGCGGGCCGCCAGCACCGCCAGCCATGCAGAGACCAGGCACCGCCAGCCAGCACCGCCAGCACCAGCGTGCAATACAGAACAGGGCCATACATCAAATCGGTTGACATAAGGCCAAAGCCCAAAAAGCCAAGCGTGGAACCCAAAAAGAGCAAGAGAACCACCGCAGCACCCAGCAGAATCAGTTTGGTTATAAGCTTCATATTTTGACTCCTCACTTTCTACTAAACGCACAATTTGCAGCTTTTCATCCAGACACTGTACAAGTATATTACTATATTCAAAACGAAACGTCAACATGATATTGTGAAATCGCCCATGTATAAAAGCTCGCGATTTACGCTTGCACATGCGCCGCTGCCACCGGCTGCAAATCGTATAGATCGTATAAAAATCGCCCCTGTATGCCTTTGGCATACAGGGGCGAAGCGTCATTCGTCGTCCTGGATCATCAGCTGCACGGCGCTGTGCAGGTTGCGGATCTCCACCCGGGGGGCGGAGGGGGCGTATTCGCCGTCCAGGGACCAGGGGATGTCCTCCCGGGTGGTGACGGTGACACTGCGGACGTGGCGGAAGATCACCCCGGGATAGTCATAGTCCATGCGGTTCAGGGCCGTGATGAGGTTTTGCAGGTCCAGGGCGGTTTTGGGCATCCGCAGCAGGATCAGCTCGAACATGCCGTCGTCCATGTGCACCCGCTTGGGGTCCAGCTTCACCAGGCCCCCCAGGGAGGTGGAGTTGCACACCGCGCCGAAGATGAAGTCCCCGTCGAAGGACTCGCCGTCGGCCTCCACCCCGCAGCGATAGGGCCGCAGGGAGTCCAGATTCTTGATGCCCTCCAGAATGTACGCAAAGTGACCCAGGGCGTTCTTCGTCTCCTGGGACGCGGAGTAGGACGCCTTGGTAAAGGCCCCGAAGGAGGCCACATAGGAGAAATACCGATCGTTGTGGGCCCCCAGGTCCAGGGGATGGGGGGTGCCCTCCACCACCGCCCGGGCCGCCTGCTGCACGGAGGAGGGGATCCGCAGGCTGGCGGCAAAGTCGTTGGTGCTGCCGTTGGGCAGATAGCCCACCGGCGGGCGGTTTTCCAGCTGCATCAGGCCTGACAGCGTCTCGTTGAGGGTGCCG